ATCCATCATGTTTCTTCTCCTCAATTTCGTAGAAGAACCTATCAGTATCTTCGGTCTTCCACTTGCTTGTGTTTTCTACGTTCCACTCAGATGTTTGCACTTTCCATTTAGGTATTTCATCTTTTACTGTAAAGGACGGTATATCCCAAATGCATCTATTATTAGGTTGTGCTGCATAGTTCCCGTCATCGAGAGCTATGATATGTGCACATTTGTGCTCATGCGGTATCTCTGAATGATCCGTATCTAGGATATTAGGCTCTGGATGGGCAAAGTCAACAGTAAATAAATACTTGCCAGGGTGCCATTTTTTGTCTTTTCCTATGTATTTACCAGCTTGTGCTTCTAAGATATCCCAAGAATGTACAGAAGGATAATAACTGAAACAATTCCAAAGCTGAAGCTCATCCAATCTACGCCTAGGTACATCATCAGGCTTGAAACCACGTTGTATAAATGCTGTAATAGGGAGACGATAAAAGATCGCACCATTCTCCATAATAGCGTGAAAAAGAAGAGACTTGCCCGTAATGGAACTAATACCAAAGATAATACAATCTTCAACTTCACCATGATGACTCTTAAGATCATAAAGATACTCTCTTCTTATTTGAGCGTATTCTACAGGAATGTTTGCGTTTAAGTAAGCCATAATTAATCATAAATCTCGCCCCAAGTTTTGCCCGATTCATAATCGACTTTGTTGGGAACTTTTAGCGTAACAGCATTCTCCATAATATCAATTATTTTTTTCGCCGCGTCATCAGACTCAACTGAGATATCTAACTCATCGTGTATTTGAATGTGTGGTATCACACCTTCACTATATAGATCAACCATAGCTTTCTTTGTCATGTCTGCTGCTGATCCTTGTATTAATTTATTTAAAGCTTTGTATGTAAAAGCTCTTCTAATTCTACCTCTGCCATAGGTTCTTTCAGCTTCTTCATACTCCATAGGTTTATGCATACCAAATTGAGCTGGTTCCCATTTATTAAATCTACATCTACGTCCTAATAATGTACCAATAGATCCAGATGTTTGAGCTGTCTTTGATGTGTAATTCATAAGATCTCTGACAAAAGGTACGTTTTGATGATACTGATTAAACAAATCTTCTGCTTCATCTTTTGTATTTAGTCCTAACTCTGCCTGTAGTTTAGCTTTGCCCATACCATAGAAAAGACCCAAATTGATCGTCTTAGCTTGTGTTCTAGATATATTTGCCATGTCTGCTACAGTTTGGTGAAAGTCTACGCTGTTGTCTTTAAATCTATCTACTATGCTTGAAACAGAATTATCAAAACAAATTGGTTCAGTTGTTGCTGCGTAATGCACAACCAATCTTGGCTCCTGTTGTGAATAGTCAAAGCATCCCCACTTGTGATCTTTTTCCGGTATAAACAAAGATCTAATCATTGGACCTAGATCTTTATTTCTTGCAGGTATCTGTTGTAAGTTTGGGTTAGAGTAACTAAACCTACCTGTAACTGTACCACCTTGGTCAGATCTTATTGGATTAATATCTGCATGTATCCTGCCTCTATATTGATGTTTTAGTATGGTATCTATGAATGTTGTGTGTGCCTTGTTTATCTCTCTAGCTTTTGCTATATTCTTAACCATCGGATGTTGATGAGTTGAAAGGAAGTTTTTTGTAAATGAAGGTGAGTTCGTTTTCTCGGTTCTGGCGTAAGGCAAAGACAATTTATCGAATGCTTTTGCGATCGATCTTGCTGCCCATATTTGAACATCTTGTCCTGTTTCTTTTTTTACTTCTGATAGGAGTTCTTCTTCCTGTTTACTTAACTGCTGTTTCAGCTTATGAGCACGTTCGACATCGACAGACACCCCTTTAAATTTCATATCAATTAAACATGGAAACAACTGTGTTTCTAAATCAAATATATTTGTAAGATTTTGTTTTGATATCTCTCTAGACAATACCTTAAATAATTCTAATGTAAGTTCTGCATCTTTCTCTGCATAGTTACCAACATACATCGCAGGTAGTTTATATAATTCTTTTTTAGGATCTATACCCCAAGACTCTGCAGCTTGTTGTAAAGCTTTCTCATCTTTTACTTCTCGTAGGTAATCATATGATATACTGTTTAATGTATACCATAATCTATTTTCATCAATTAATGATGCCATGACCATAGTATCTATGATGTGCCCATTGATAGGTATTCCATATGCTCTTATCCAGCACACGTCGTACATTGCATTGTGAAATATTTTAACAGCGTCTGTTGCACAAACTTTTTTAAACCATTCTAAAACAATTCTTCTATCCATATTACCACCACCTTCATGTGCAATAGGATAGTAACCAGACCAACCATCAACAGCTACAGCAAATCCCACAATCTCACCATGACCTTGTATAGCTCCAGATCCTTTTGATTTAAGATCAGGATCTTTTGTTTCTAAGTCAATCGCAATATATTTTGCATCAGATAAATCTGGAAAGCTTTCAGGACAATCCCATTCTGTTTGAGCTGTAAACATTATTTCTTTTTTTTCTTACTATCTTTTAACTTCTTTTTCTCTAATTCGCAATAGTGAATGATCTTATCAAGGTCCTCTATTCCGTTTTTGTGCATGTATCTACAAACGTATTTTACAACACAGCCCTGGAAGAACGAGAGATTATTTTTTGAAATAAACTCGTACGGCTGTATGTCAAAATACATGTAATGGGATCCACCCACCTGCTTGTTTTGTGGTTTGACTTTTTCCATTTCGTCAAACATACCTACGTCTGTCATATTATTGGTGCTCCTATGTTATATTGATACTCATAGTCTTGATTGACTATAAATAAGTTTTCTTTTGCTCTTGTTATACCCACAAAGAATGTACGGTGTTCAGCGTCGGCATCGTTCTGTGATGATTCGTATATGATTCTTTCTAAATCAGTAAACAAAACAACGTTATCGCATTCTTCACCTTTTACACTATGTATTGTAGATAATTTTATTCTTGCAGGTTTCATTAGATCATCTCCGTTCTTTAGAATCGTTCTAATGTAGATCTTACTGTTCTCTGGAAAGTTCAGTGTCTCCCAGCCGCCCGCTGCTCGCAACCCGTAGTGTTCTCTCAGACCTTCAATATTGATCGAGTCAACAGATTCTAGAGTCTTGTTACTAGCGTATCCTCTTACAAGGTGTCCTTGCTTTACAGTGAGATAGTCCCACAAATCTTTTAAATCTTCTTTATTTACAAATGCACCTTGGTTTAATCTTATCCAAACTCTATATGCATTTAACATTCTCTTAGGTAATAGTTCTTGTTGCTTGGCATCAAATCGTAAATTTAAATCATACAGATGATCTTTTAATGAGGACAACATTTTATTTGTTCTAGTAAGTATCATCCAGTTACCTTTAGAAAAATCTATATCTTGAAAAGGTATGTCATCGTAAATATTACCTTCAGCATCTCTTGGTTCCCACTTCTTTTTTAATCTGTTTGTCATGTGAGGAAAGATAGACTCAGCTAACTTGTGTATCTTTCTAGGCACTCTTCTTGATTTTATTTGTGGATCAGAGACACCTTTTAAATTTATAAAAATATCAGGATCTGCACCTTGGAAGGTATAGATAGTTTGATCATCGTCCCCTGCAATGTATGAACGAGTACACTTACTTTCTATGTAAAAAAACATATCCCACTGCAGGGGACTTAGATCTTGGGCTTCATCGAGGAAAACACAGTGTAGTGGTGGACACTTGTCTTCCTCGACAAACTTGGAAATCATATCAGAGTATTCAAACATACCAGTAGATTCTTTGTATGATTGTAAGTCTGAGTAGATTTGTTCTGTTAACCAGACGTCCGTGCTGTAATGTAATTCTAGTTGTAACGCGGACTCTTCTATGGATATCTTTTTATTTCTTGCATACTCAATAATTTTCATGTGATTATTTTTGTATTGTGGGTAGCCAGATTCATTTATGTAACTTTCAAAAGAAAGTTCAGAGCAGTACGTAGAAAAGTTTTTAAAACCTTTCCACTTATCTCCTTTCAATAAATGTGTAGATGTGCTGAGTTGTAGTTCTCTGCTACCAAAGGCATGCATTGTGCTTACAAGAATCTTGTCGTTGGTAATTCTTTTCTTTGCTTCATCAGCTGCAGCATTACTAAAAGCTATGTACGCAATCTTACTAGGATCTGTTTGTTTTAGTTCCTGTTCTAAATAATACATAAGTCTATGTGTTTTACCTGTGCCGGGTGGTCCTGGTATTATTGTTCTAAGCAAAAGGTGGCTCCTTCATCTTGTTCTTTCTTACAATCGGTTTGTTTACTTCTTGTTGATCTACCGCAATATATCTAACACTCTTGTTATTTATCTTGCCTGGTATTTCTTCTGCGTTAAATAATGTTTCTAATAATCTAGCTGTCTTTTGTTTTGGATATTGTTTTTCTGGCCATGATTTAGTTCGTAATAAATATTTCCAAAAGTCTTTAAACTTAAAATAACTTATACCTTTTTCTGTAAATGCAAGACCTCTTAATATATCTTTCCAATCTTTGCCTGGTATCTTTGTAGTATAATCTGTAAGTATTTCTTTTAGTTGTACATCAATCTTTGTAGACTCTGGAGCTTCTATCGGTATAGTTTCTTTTAATAA